TGGATATACAGCAGCTTGCCGCCGGGTTCCTGTCCGATCACGTTGCCCGTGTGAACCAACTTAAAGCGGTCGATATAGGTGATATGCCGACCATCCCATTTGCTTGGTTCAATGATGATTTCTTGGTGTTCCATATAACCTCATGTGGCAAAATGCTGTTTACAGCATAATCCCGAATTGGTTTTATTGTCAACCACCTTGATCCAATCGACCTAAAATCTCAAGGAAGTTTTCGCGCTTCTCCCGTCGTGCCGATGCAGACGCGCTGTAATCGCCACTGCCCCGCATCTTCTCAGGGGCGCTGTACTTGGTGCGATTATTCTTCTCTGTCAGCACCATGTTTAGATAGCCGTTATCCGCCGCTTCATTCAACCGCCGTCGCTGGGCATCCGTTAACCGAACCCCGCCAACATCAGCCGCGCTCAAAATGGCCTTTGCTTTGTAGGCGTAATCGCGGTTGTAAATGCTTTCGAGTTCAAACGGATCAGTGATGCTGAGACCGCTTGCATTTAATCGCTCTTGCACCATATCGAGCAGATACGACTTGTTATAGTTGACCATGTACCGGCTCTCGTTTAAGAACACATCCGCCTGATACTTGACGTTTTCCTTGTTGACTTCCCACTTATCGGTGTCGAAATTGATATTCAACAGCGCGTGTTCAAAGTCATCATCGTCAATACCCTTCAACGCGCGGGCTAACGCGCCCTCACTCTGGTCGAGAAACACATTCAGACTATCCGCTGTCCGTCCCGGCGTTCCGGTGTCAGCGGGAATGTCTGCGCCATACGGCATAACCACGGGCGCGTTTGATGTGCCGGTGGGCGTTTGAATATCGTCCGGTAAGACGGTCACGTAAGAAATTCCACAGCGGCATCGCGGATGCGCGGGCGGCAAATCTTCCCACCCATCACCCTGTTTTTTGCCGTCACGTGGGCCACAAATGGAGCAAGTGCGAGAGTCATTTGCCGTGTTCCAAACAGCGACTAATTCAACGCCCTGCTTACGCAATTCCTCTGCATACGCACGTTCGCCTTGTGCCGCCGCCCGTGTCGTCTCCGTAATCGCGATACTCTCAGCACGTCGCACACCAAATGTACGTGCTAGTCGTGCCTGTAAATCGCCTAACGTCAAACGGTCGTTATAGAAATCGCTCACACTCGTTTGAATAACCTGTCGGCTGTTATCCGTAATCCCGCGTACTAAATCATTGGTTGCAGTACGCGCCCAATCAGCCGCCCGTTTATTGATTAAGTCCCACTCGATACCAGCGCTCGTGCTATCCACCATCGCATCAGCCGCGTCATGAAACACGGTCTCTAGTTGCGGCAGTAAAGCACGATCATACATCCCCTCTATCTCGCGCCATGTATCCGGTGTCAATTTGTCAACACTTGGCGTATCACCTAATATTTCGGCGATCCGTTCCTGCGCCTCTTTATTGACCTTGCCGATGACACGCGCCATACGCGCCTCGATTGTTTCACGGTTGCGTAGTGCTGGCATTATGGATAACTCGCCCATTCCATCGCGTCTGCGAAGATATGCTTAATATCCGCCGCATCTTTTACGGCTTCCAACGCGCCCTTGATACTTTCCATCAGTGTCGGGCGGATAACGGCGCTCTCAAAGTCAAGCGCCTTTGCTAGTTTGCCTTCTTTGAGCCGCTTAGTTGCCACCGTCTGCCAGCGGGCTAAATCCGCGTTGACGGGCGTTTCGACGGGCGTGTGTATGTGCGCCTTCACTTCTTCCGGCGGCGCGTCCTGCTGCGGCTCTTGCACGGTTGGGGCGGTTTCTGTGACCGGAGTTACGGGTGGCGGCGGTTCAGCCTCTAATGGCTCATAACCGATTTCCTCACGAACCTCGTCTTTCGTCAGCACGCCAGCGGTGACGAAGGATACCAGCGCTTGCGCTTGCTGTGACTTCTGCAACTGGTAGATTTCCATCTGTTCCCAATGAAAGGCGAAGTGATAGCCTAACGGGTGAAACAGCATGTTATTCAGCGCATACTCAAACCGTATCCCGTCCGGTCGCACCGTCTTATCGTAGAAGTGCAAATCGTCTTGTAACGCGGTTGCATAATTCGCCGCGTTACTGAATAACACCGTTTGCGGCACACCGAGCGCGGTGGCAATATCCTCGCGTTTCGTGTTGTTGAGTTCCGGCGCGGCTAAATCCTTCGGCGGCGAACCGAGCGTTGTAGCCTTAAAATCACCCTGCACAACTTCGACCGTATGCGCATTCTTCGCCCCGCGCCCGGTAATCTTTTTGATCCATGACTTGAAAAACGCGCGGTCAACTTCCTGCACCTGCCCCGTTGTTGAAATCAACGTCGGCATCAACGCGCCGTTCGCAAAGTAAGATGCGGCGTAGGTGTCAAGGTTGCCGATGACCCCCGCCGCCGCCAACGCGACTTGCGCGTCAGATACCCCCGCGCCAAGTTCGGTACGGGCAGACGGGCGCATGAGCCATATCATTTCGTTGACGGGGATTGTTATAGTCTTGGTTGCGAGTTTGCGCTCAAACTCCTCAATCCCCGCCATCTCGTCATACTTCGGTGTGATGCTGGTCGGTACAAACCGCCGCAGTTCCTTTACCTTGCCGACAGGGTTCGCGCCTTTCCAGATATACCACTGCGCAAACAGGATATAATCGCGGGCAATCGTGTAGATGAGGTCGGGGATATTCCCCGCAAAATGAAATGTTGAAATATCAACCTCGTCACCCTCGATGCTTATCCCCTTGTGGATACCAAACGGTACACCGGATAAGGCGTTCGCTCGTGCCTCGGTGCCGCGAAACAACCACGGGACGGTTTCATAAAGTTTGAGGAGGTCAGTATCCGCCGCGCCGCCATCGCCGACCACGACCTTGAATGCTTCGGGCGGCAAGTTTTGCAGCGGTATGGATTTAATGTTCACGCCCGAATTAATATTCATTCATCCATCATTTCTTGTTCAGAGAACAGGAACCGGAACCCTGACGGCGCGTTAACCGCTTGCCACGCCAGCGCCAGCGCGATTACGTAATCGTCATGTGCGCCCGTGCCAGCTTCATATGACCATGCCC